TGTCCGTAAAGGCCAGTTCAAGCCGGGCGATCTCGGCGTCTACATTCAGCCGGACTCGGTTGTTCCTGAGACCGAGGCGTTCAAGTTCCTCTGGGAGGAATACGCTACTCAGGAGTACAAGGACGGTGTGTCGGACAAGCCCGGTACCCCGGAGAAGCGCCGCCGCATTACGGTGCGCAAGTTCCGCAAGGAATGGTCGGAAGGTCTTCTGCTTCCACTGAGCGAGTTCACCATCGAAGAGTTGCTGATTGACCGCAACGGCAATGTCAACCCGTTCTTGCCGCAGCCCGGCGACGACGTATCGGACATCCTCGGTATTACGCACTACGACCCGGACTCCGCGACCGAGGGCAAGACCAAAGGTGCGCAGACCAACGCGCCGAAGCGCCGCCGCCCGAAGACTCTCAAGGGATGGTTCTTCTACCTGTTGTCGCTCATCACGCGCCGCAAGTTCAAGGCGCTCACGCAGGACGTAGACTTCCACATCCCGGCTTACGACGTGGAGGCTTACAAGAACCACAAGAACGCTCTTCAGGATGGAGAGCTTGTCGTCATCACCGAGAAGATTCACGGGTCGAACTCACGGTTCATCCATCTCGACGGTGTGACCTACGTCGGTTCCCACTATCAGTGGAAAGCACCGGGCAGTGGCACCGTGTGGCACAAAGCGCTGGAACAGAATCCGTGGATCGAGAAGTGGCTCATCGAGCACCCCGGTCACGCTCTATACGGCGAGGTTGTGCCAACGCAGAGCAAGTTCAACTACGGCTGCAAGCCGGGCGAAGTCAGGTTCTTCGTCTTCGACATCTACACCCCTGAAGGGACGTGGGTGAACGAGGATGACTTCCTCTCCTACGGGTTCGCTGGCCTCGACATTCGCCGCGTACCTTTCCTTTACCTCGGGCCTTTCTCTCAGGAGAAGCTCGAAGAATGCGCCAACGGCCCGTCAAAGGTTCCCGGCGCATCCCACATCCGCGAGGGCGCTGTCACGAAGCCCGTCAAAGAGCGCAGCGCCCGAGGGCTGGGCCGCGTCCAACTGAAGCTGGTGTCGAACGCTTTCCTCGAAAAGGACAGCAAGTAGACCTAACATACTAGGCACTCTGGTCTGGGAGGGTCAGGGTGCCTAGTATATGCTACAATGAGGGCATCATGCCAGATGTGCAGGACGATCTAGTTTCGACTAAGAACAAGAGCGAGGACGCCAAGGCGTTTATCGACGGAGCCGCTAAGTTAGGTCTGCTGTATGGTGGAGCTATGCACAAGCATCTGCCAATGCTCACCGTCCATGACGAAGTAGTGTATAGTGTGGATATGGAATCCACTGAGTTGAAGACCTTGGCGGGTGCGGCTATGCTGGCGGATCAGGCAGAGGCGAAGCTGAAGCCTTATCAAGATGAGGCTATCAAAAAGCTGAAGGACATGGCTGGCAAGTACACCATCACTATAGCGCCCCCACCGAAGAATTTAGACATCACCGATTGGGCGTTTTATCCCAGCATGATGTCGGCTGATCCTTTCTTTCAGTTCAAGCAGCGTAAGACGTGGGGACAGCTTCAGCGCGAGGAGATCGAGAAGAACGCCCGGCAAGCAATCCTATCGCACATGAAGGGCGCTGCCGATCCGGTACCCATTCCGAAGAGTGCCGTCGCCCACTACAACCCGAATACCTATCACAAGCCTCGGTACACAAAGCCGGACTTGTCGGTAGAAGCATTGACCGGGGTACTTACACGGTTTGCGGACAAAGAAGTCACTCGCATGGCGGAGCAGAAAGACAACAGCATCAAGGAGGCTACGCATTACATGCAGCGCCAACTTGAGCGAGAGAAGGATCGCAACCGAAGCCTGCGCGACCGGCTGGCCGCTTCCGAGCGTGAGACAGATAACATCGCAGCAGAGTTGAAACGTCTTCAGGAACGTGACGCCAGTATAGCTCGAATCATGAGCACAGAGGGGCGCAAGTTCAGGCACGATGAAGATGAGTAAAATCCAATAGGAGTTGAATGGCAATTCCGGCTGAGTATCAAGGCAGCCCGGCGTTTCAGTTGGTACTGACGCAGGGATGGGCCTACCGGGACGCAACGTCCCCCAACATCGAAATTGAAATCTGCCCCTACTGCAAGAAGGATAACTATCATCTCCGCATGGAGATTCATGGAACGTCCGACGAGAACAAGCAGCGCGACGGCCTTCACATGTGCCACCACTGCGGCAAGGGTGGCAACATCATCACCCTCAAGCAGTCTCTCGGTCTGACCATACCCAACGTCGAGAGCACCGCGCAGTACGGCGGCAGCGACAACAAGAAGATCGAGGACATGCCGGACATCGAGGCGCTGCACGAGGCGCTGCTAGAAGATGAACCGGCGCTCGAATACCTGATGAATGGTCGCGGCTTTTCCCGAGAGATCATCGAGAAGATGAAGCTGGGACTTGCCAAGCGCTACTTCCGCGAATGCGGTGAAGTCCGCGCTCTGGTCTATCCATACCTCGTCAACGGCAACCCGGTGTTCGCACACTTCCGAACGCTGCCGACAATGCCGCTGGACAAGAATTTGGTGGACAAGGCGTTCAGCAGTCTCAAGGGCTGGGACGTTCCCTTGTACAATGGGGAGATTCTGCGGGAAGGTCTCAACGAAGTCTTCTTTGTGGAAGGCGAGGCCAACTGCATCGCGGCGATGGATCACGGCGTAGAGAACATCTGCGGCGTCCCCGGCGCGAACTTCAAGAAGGCCGACTGGATCGACACGCTTGACAAGATCGGCATCGAGAGGATATACATCTGCTATGACAAGGACAAGGTTGGGCAGAAGGCAGCGCAGGCTTTGGCAGCGAGAATCGGCATTGAAAAGTGCTGGAAGATCGTCCTGCCGGACTTCGATGTGGTCACCGATGCTGGAAAGACTCGCAAGGGCAAAGACCTCAATGAGTGGTTTGTGCAGGGAGGCGGCACGGCTGAGGGCTTGCAGAAGCTCAAGGAAGAGGCCAAGCTATTCGACGTTGACGGCGTAGCTTCGTCCGGTGATTCTGTCCAAGAGTTCTACGAAGACCTTCTGGGCAACGGTGTCTCTCCCAAGTACGAGACTGACTGGCCGACCCTGAACAAGGTGGTAGGCTTTGACGAGGGCGATGTCATCGACATCCTCGCGCCAGAGAAGGTGGGCAAGACGACCTTCGGCTTGAACCTGCTTGAGCACATGGTGTCCAAATACGGAGAGGATGGGGTCATCATCTGTCTGGAGATGACGCGGGCGCGTATGGCCCGTAAGTGGATTTGCCACATGTCGGGAATTGCCGACGTGCTGGTAGCGAAGGATACCGGAGAAGCCGAGTTCCTGAAGGCTCAGTTCCTCGACGCCATTCCCAAGGTGCAGCAGGCGGCGGCAGAGCGTAAGGGTCAACTCTACTTCTGCTACCCGAAGTACAGCACCAAGGAGGAGATTTACGACCTCATCAAGGACTGCATCCGGCGTTACGGTGTGAAGTGGGTCATGCTGGACAACATCCAACGCATGTGCGACACTACAACCACGGCTAAGGGTAGCAACCGAACAGAGCACCTGTCGCAGATCAGCAAGGTCACATCGCAGATCGCCAAGGACTACAACATCCAGATGGTGCGCATCCTTCAGCCTCACCGCATCATGGCCGGGAAGATGGTCAGCACCGACAACGTGGACGGCTCTTCGCAGATCGCCAAGGATTGCGACTGCATGATTACCCTCCACCGCAACCGCAAGGCCGAGATCACGCAGGCGGAGTTCGACAAGCTGCAACACATCGAGTCGGACGGAGCTTTCGAGTCCGGCATGATCGTAACCGCTGGGCTGTCCCGGTACTCGCAGGGAGGCTCGACAACGCTGGAATACGACGGCGCACGGAGCACCATCACCGAGCGCAACGAAGCGATGAAGATCAAGATCAAACAGAGCACCGAAGACACCCCCGGCCAAGAGGACAAGATCGCGGCTCTCAAAGCTGCCATCACACCGGCCCTCAGTACGCCAAAACAGCCCGCAGCGCCCGCCACGCCGCCGCAGGGCACATCGACCCCCTCCAAGGCCGCCGAGCCTGCTGTAGGGGCAGCGGACGCGGAGATTCAGGTCTAAAATGGGCAAGATCAACCTGTCATTGGAGGCAATCGAGAAAGACCTCCGTACGCCGTACGTCAAAACCGAGAAGGACATCCTCCGAGAGCTTGGGTATACGCTCAGGTTCCTCGGGGGAGGCATCTTCCGCAATGTCTACAAAATTGTTGGTACGAAGCTGGTGCTCAAGGTTCCGAACGGGGCGCGGGGGCGGAGGCACAGCGCCGGGGAGATGAAGGCGTACAAGCGCATCATGGTCTCCACCCGGAAGTACGTGGCGCTCCATCCGTACATGCCAGCGATCCACAACTACAACTCGCGCACCGGGATCATCCTAATGCCTGAATACCGGGTTGCCCCCAAGAGTTATGGGGAAAGGAAGATCAAAGCGATGGGCAAGCTGGCCGGGGATGTCATGGGCAAGTATTGCGACCTCCACCGCTGGAACATCGGGCGTGACAAGGAGGGCCAGTTCAGGTTCATCGACCTCGGCTACTTCGTTCACCGGCTGAAGCCGAAGCCGAGGGTCAAATGAGCAGCACTGCATCTAAGGACTACGCTAAGAGGCACTGGGCTGAGAACAAGGAACGAATCAAGGAGTCCAGAAAGTTGAGAAGTGATTCGGCAAGAGAATATGGCAAGAAGTATTACGCCAACAACAAAGAGAAGATCAAGCCAAACGCAAAGGCGTCACTACTGCGACGGCACTACGGTCTGACTGAGGAAGAAAAGAGAAAGGTTTTAGAATTTCAAAGAGGTCTGTGCGGCATTTGCAAAAAGCCTTTGGATAAACCAAACACAGATCACGATCACAAGACTGGAGAAACGCGAGGTCTGCTTTGCTTCCGATGCAACTACTCTCTCGGTTCTTTCAGAGACGACCTAGAGCAACTTGAAGCAGCACTTGCGTACATGCGGCAGTCCGTGGTAGAATTGGCATTAGGATCGAAACGCTATGGTCTGCCGGGAAGAACAACCACTACGATAAAGAGACGTAGGATGCTGGCAAAGAAGTCCGGTGTGCCGCTAGAATGCTATAGGTTCTGCTGCCCCGAATTACTCAAGGAGGCTTCCCATGAAGAAGGCACTATTGTTCCTATACCTGCTGTTCGTCGGGTGCGCAAACGCAAAGCCTGAGACGATCAACCCGCTCGACAATGCAATCACTGAGCCGGACAGTTGCGTGTACTCGACAGAGGTTGATCCGAAGGGTCTGTACTACTTCGTGGACGGCTTCTACTCGGACGGTCTGATCGCAACCTCAGCGGTGTCATGCGATGATGCCTACGCGCACTGGCTGCGCATGGGAGTGTACAAACCGATCCCGATGTTGAGGGCGTAAAGGAGAACCATGAAGATCAGAATCGACTACCCAGATATGGAGGGCCGCGAGGCAATTCCCTATCCTCTGGATGTGCAGGACGCCGCAGGCTACTTGGTGCTGTGGATCGAACGTAGGGATGGCAAGCTGGTGATGTGCTACAGCGTAGCGCGTGACCACGAGTCCATCGAAGGGCCGGAAGCAGAGCGTGGTGACAGGATGATGCGCTACCTCGAAAACATGGCTAAGAGCTTCTACGGTGAGTTCAATACGAAGTTCGAGGAGGCAAATGGCAGATAGCAACACGAGCCGGGTCGCAATAAAGGCCGACACAAAGGCTCTGTTCCAACGTAACAA